AAGAATTGGATATCCGAGTTTATAACTAAACTTAAAGGGTTAGTTGGTGTTGATCCTAATTCACCAGTACTTAAAACTTTAGATGATTTAATAAAAGGAAAAATATCCGCAGAATTTAAAAGCGAAGATATGTTAATGGGCAACTGGGACGGCAATCCAGTAGAAGCTGCCAAAGCACAAGCAATACAATTTAAAAGCATTATTAACGACAACGAAAAAGAAAGCAGGGAAAATGCCGATCAAGTTAGAGAAACAGTTACTGAAAGTGTTAATCTAGTAGATAAAGCAGGACAAGTAATAAAGAACTTTGCTTGGTTACTTTCAGCTGACACTTTTACTATTCTTGATGGATTACGCAAGTCTAAAAATACAGTACTAAAAAACTATGCGGAAGGGTTAGAAGATGTAATTGGTAACTTACGAAAAGATCAACAAAGATTAATGAAATTGGGAAGAGATAAGCTAAGAAAGTTTTCTAATTTTGTTGCTGAAGCTCCCATTGCTGGGCAGTTGTTAATGGAATTAATGAGTAACGCTTCTGCCATACGATTTAATCCTGCTAAATATAAAACTGTTGAAGAAGCCTTAAAAAAAGATAGAGGTCTAGCAATACTTAGAAATATAGAGCGTAACGAAACTCTTTCTGAGTTAGATCTTGAAGATGCTGATTACCAATTAGGTATAGGTTGGGAACAAAGAGACGCAAAAACAGAAATCACAACTAGAAGTCGTACCATTCGAGAGCTAATGAAACAATGGCAGACTTTAGGTAGGTTAAAACGCGTACCTACAGAGATGCAAAAAAAGATGAATCCTAATCCATCTAAACCGTATGCTGGAGAAGCTCATGATGTATACGCAGAAGTAAAAGAATTATATTTAAATATGTTGAGCGAGCTAGAAACAATTCGTTTAGCAAACCTAGAAAAAACTGACTTAAGTAAAGACTCAAAAGATTTAATCAGAGCGTTGATTGTTTCGCAATACAAAGCTATACGCCGTGCAGATCCATACTTCCCGCTATATAGATTTGGAGATTTTTGGATTCGTGTTAAAGGTAGTAGTGAAAATTATGGTGTATGGACTTTTGATACTGCTAAAGAACGGGACGCTTTTGAGATTGATTTAGATAGAGATATAAGAGAAAGCGGAGAAAATCCAGCAGAAGTTAAAACTACTGGAGATAAACGAGAAACACTAAAAGTAGAACTTACAAGTGACACTTTATTACAACAAGCAATAGATAAGTTAGAAGCAGTTAAAAGAGCCCGTGCACAAAAAGATGGAGACTTAAAACAACCAACGCAAACTGAGATCAATAATCAAATTGATGGTATAAAAGAAGAATTTATAGAAATGTTTTTGCAAACGCTTCCAGATAGAGATTTAAGGACGCGCATGGCAAGACGTAAAGCGACTCCAGGATACAGCACGGATCAAGTTAGAGCACTTGCTACGTATATGGGAGCAGCCGCAGCGCAATTACCAAGAGCAAAATACCAAAAAGATAGCGAGTTGCTAACACAACAGGCGAGAGAAAGTATAGTTAATACTCCTGGCGCTTTTAAATTAAACACAATAATTGACGAACTTGAAGGTAGGGTAAAAGTTCAATTCGCGCCACCTGAATATGGTGAACTATTTAAAGCATCAGAGTCGTTATTAAGTCAAACTATATTTTATAAGTATCTAGTCGCCGTAGACACCGCACTACAGAACTATAGTGTACTCACAACTTTTGCCCCTGCCTTGTTAGGCGCTGAGTATGGTTATACAACAATTGGAAAATTATTAGGAAAATACATTACGGCTGCGGCTAATCCAATAAGTCAGGTTGACACAAAAGGTGTTGAGCTTGGAAGTTTAGAACCTGGTGTTACGGATGTTGAAACTTATTCTTTATTTAATACACCCTTGGTGCAAAACAATCCTGTATTACAAGCCGCATATAAATACTATAACGATCAAGCTGGATTTAATACTAATTATATTAGTGAGCTTACTCATTTTGCTAGTCAACCATCTAACGTATCGTTAAAAGATTTAGACTCTCCAGCCGCAACAAAAAAAGTACTAGATGGTTTTTCTTTAATATTCCGTGTCACTGAACGGCAAACACGAGAGATTGTATATTTAACGGCATTTGAGGCAGATTTTAATCGTAGGGTTAAAAATATTAAACAAGGTGACGTAAAGGCTATAGAAAATGCCTTTAAGGAATCTACAAGGGTCGCAAAAATAAAAACTCAAGAAGTTGCGTTTAACTACGACCCGTTTAATAGAAACTTTAATCGTTGGATAAATTCTGGCGGGGTTGGAGTTCGGGCTTTTGGAAGTTGGTCTACTCGGCAAGGTACTCGACTAGGGAGTTTTAGATTTCAAGCTATAGCTCTACTTCTTAGGAACATGGTTAACGCATTTTCCCCATTAGCAAATGTCCCTTTTAAGGAAAGAGGAAGAGCGCTTAAAAACTTAGCGGGGCTAACCACTTTTAGTTTACTCACTGGAGGTTTTGGCGCGGCTTCAGGTAGTTTTGTGCTGTTAACTGCCTTAGCAATGGGAATAAAAGTTGTTGCCTTACCACTACTGTATGATGATGATATAGAAGAAGAAAGACAAGAAAAAAGAAGAATAGAAAACATGATGAATTACAATGGTCTTTCAGAGTACTTATATTTTGAGTGGATACCAAATAAATTTGGTGGCAATGATTCATTCTTGACTAAAGTTGCGAGAGGTGGAGTGTTTAATGCTATAACTGATTATGATTTTTCTAGTAAATTAGATTACGACTTCTTAGCTTTTAGTCAATATAGCCGCCCTGCGTCGTCTGTTGATGCTGCCATTGGTGACGCAGCTACATCAATATACGGAGTTACCGCAAGTGACACACAAGGCATAATTGAAACACTTGGAACAGTTATAAAACGTTTATCTCAAGGTCGGTGGGGTGATGCTTTGGAGACGTTATATATGGACGCAATAACTTCGCAAAATCAAATACGCGATTTGTATAGAGCCTATGAAGATAAAACTTTTGGGGCATCTGGAGAAAGATCTCTTGCACTTAAACCAGAAGAAATTAGTGCATTTGATACGTTTATGCGTGCAATTTTTGGAGTAATGCCCGTAGATCGAGCAGACGTAGAAAAACAAGCAGGATTTAAAATACGAAATAGAACTGAGCTAAACGCTTTGATGGGTAAAGCAGCAAAAGAAGTTAGAGACGCATCAGAAGAAATGGCTAAGTTAAGCCGTAAAAAAACTAGTAGCGCGTATAGAATGGCAAAAACAGATCTTGATTTCGCTCTTAATGCTCTTGCAGAACTAGAGCTACAATATAGAGAAGAGATTAAATTTGGTGAAATGGGTAAGAGAGGACGAGAAGCCGTAGAAGATGGTAGAGATAAAGTCAATAAGGCACTATCTAAATCTGGTCTTTCTAAAGCAGAAGCAGAAAATATACAACGAGAACTTCTTAAAAGACAAAGTTTAATTAGAATAGAACGCCAGAAAAGAGAATAGCAAGAATAAAAAACCCCCCGTTTTTAGGCGGGGGGCTAAACCATAAGGTAAAGAGCGAGAAATACCCTACAGTTTAAACTCTCCAGACTCGAACACCTTTTATCCCTTCTTGAATAACTACCTTCTGGACAACTTTAAACTTAAGTCGTTTCATAACTTTTAAAATATCTTTCTTTGCTTGCACAGGATTTAAACACGGGAGAAAAATAGAAGTCCCCCGCTTAAACTTTGCCCAATCAATTTGGTAACTGACCTTCTCTACTATCATCTTCCGGCTTCGCAAATTCATCCATATCAATAAAGTTAGGATTTGAGCAATCAAAAACTAAAGTATGAACCCCTGGACTAGCAACTTTTAAACCTTTACCCAAGCGCTTAACCATTGACCCCATAAAAATACCTTGCTCTTTAAGTTGCGACAACAAATCTTTATAGTCAATTTGATACTCAGTACATTCGGTTTTAAATGGTTTAGTAGCAAAGAACATCTTTTTAGTATCAGGCTCATAACGAATCTTCAATGGCCCTCGAGGAGTTTCAAGTGGCATCATTTGCATATTGGTTCGTAAGTCTACCTCATCATTGACCACTGCAATGTTCTGTATATTCCTATTAATATAATCACCAATTACTGAGACTAAATTAGTTGGTGGTGGCGCAGTATCCTTACGTAAGTCTTGTAACATACCAGTAGACCAAGCATAGATCTGTTTCATATCCCAATTGAGCAACTCCAAACGCTTAGCAATGAGTCCACCAGTTATGTTTGCCGCAACTACAGCAGACCAAAAACGCTCTTTCGCTTCAAGTTGTAGTTCCTTATCTAACTTGCCTTGGATAGATTTAACCGCAGTAAGAACCTCTTCCATGTTGTTTAAAAGGTATTTAGCGTATATCTCTCCTGCATGCCCATAGTTATCACTAAGTTGATGATCAAACATTTCTTTAGCAAAATCAGGGGCAATAATTCTACTTGGCTCAATACGATACTCTAGTAACCGCATCATCTCGCCATCGGGGCTATTTTTTATTGCTCCAAGATTTTGATAAAACGGAGAGTTTGAAGTACATAAAGATATCGTTGACCATGTCGTGTTATTAGTTCTTAATTCATTAGCATTAGCTTTTGCTCGATGCCGACCACGACCTTGTGACATACTATAAACAAGTGTGGAAAACTCTTTGGGATGCATATTTGTAATTTCATCCACAGTAAAAGGTAAGTTGTTTAGTATGCCTAGCGTTAGAATTTTAGAAACAAACGTGTCATCCCACATTAATCCTATCTTTGTTGGGTGACCCCAGACGCTATTGCACATACGTAAGACAGTTGATTTGCCTGTGCCAGAGTCAGAGTGAATCAAGTTAATGATAGCCCCTGTTTGCCCTAAAAATTTTAACAGCGGAGCACCAAAAGCAGTTAACGCCGCAAATGCATGAGGTTCTAACCCTGGCTTTGCGTATAAGTCAAATACTTCCTTCCAAGCTTCTAATGTGCCTCTAGGTTGTAAATGCGGTGCGAGTTCTTTAGTGGCAGAAGAAGGTGGGCTGTGATATACCCCTTCAGCACTAATCTCTTTATCACCCAAAATAAACTTAGTGTTTTTGTCAGCCCATCCGAACTGTTGTCTCATTTGTTCTGCTCTCTTTTGTAGTTGTAATTCATTAATACAAATTAAAATAAAATCAGTTAGTAATTTAAACTTCTTACCGTTACAGGCAACGCCTTGGCTCGATAAAATTCTGCGCAACTCTTTTGGGTCGGTAATCTGAGAGTTTGGAATTACAAATTCTTTTACTCCATCTCGTGGCAAATGTAGTTTTATTAAAGTCACCTCGCCCCACAAAGGATCACGCATACGTTTTACAACGTATAAATCATTTTGATATATGCATATAGGTTCTTCCTCTTCCCCCAGGGACACATAGATACCACCATTTTTACCTCTGATATACGGGCTAGGAAACTCAGGCACTACGTGTATCTGGTCTGCCACACCTTCATCTGGACTTGAGACCACTACAGTGTTGTCTTCAATCTCTGCCTCTAACACTTCTTTACCCAAGCTAATTGGAGAAGTAATCTTGCCTTTATGCGTACACTTATCACAACCTCCGGGGTTCCCACGTTCAAACTCTGCGCAACCATGTGGCCCTAGTATGTGCGCTATTTTTTTCTCAGTCGTCGCAGGATCATAATCAGGATGTCCAGAGGAAAGCTTATGTATTGCATCATCTTTATCTTTACAAAATTTAGCAATTGATAAAGCGCTAAACCATCGAGGCTCCGAGAGATCCGAGCGTTGCTTGTAAGCGTGCAACAACTGATTACACCCATTACCTTTGCCACTACGTAGCATGATCTTGCTAAAGCTTGAAGTCATGTTCGACATCATTGCCTTACCAAGTTCAGACATCTCTGCTTTAGGTGGCGCAACAGGTGTATCTCTCACACCTAAAATGTTTTTAATTTCTTGAAATTCAACTGCATCCGCACCAAACATTACTGTTACTGGCTTAGGAGGATCGTCTTTAAAATTAAATGTATCCGGTACTCGTAGTACTCGAGCGGCCTCAAACACTTTAGTATCTACATAAAAGTTATGTGTTATGCAAAGATCACGCAACCTAGCAGCTACGGGTTCCCATTCTTCGCGTGTAACCTCAGAAATAAAAGGCCAGTACGCATGAATCCCGCGCCCAGAGTTAACTACTATAGGTTTGGGTAACCCTATCAAACCACAAAACTTTTTGAGTTCTTGCAATCCTTCTGATTGTGTCAAGTACCCATCGGGTCTACCAGTTTTCTCATCAACTTTTGCTTTACTTTCTCCGCAGTCAATGTCTACCCACAAAGATTTCAGCAAATCCACATTAGTTTTAACTCGACCAGAATCAGATTTAAACTTCGCTACGCCAAAATAAACATCGTTCTTTTCAGAAACAAACGTTTTAACTAACGCATCAACTTCCGCTCTAGTTGCAACTAAATTTTGTTTTACTTTATTGTCTTTAATACCTAGTATGCAAAACCATCCCGAAGACGGCTGAACAGTACTAAGTAAGTCTATTTTATCGCTCATAAATAGTGCCCTACTTAGTGTTTTAAAGTATCAAGAAAGCGATGGATTACATCTATCTTTTTCCCTTTAGGGTTTGAAAAACCAGTGAACCAGTTATAGATAGTTTGCCTACTCACTTTGAGTTTGCTAGCCACCTCGGAAACGGATATGTCATGCTTAATACACACCCGCCCAAGATGGACACCCACAGCCCCACGGTCAGCTTTCTTGTTTAACCTAATTACTCGTACGCTGTATCCGTAGCTCATAATCAGTCGTCGGAACCCCAAGCGTCTAAGACTTCCGCTAGGTCATCTTTTGCTTTTGGTTTAGCGGCGGCTTTCTTATTTTCCTTCTTTATCGGCTCTTCAATTTCTTCTTCAGGCTCGTCAGCACGAACAACGACAGGCTTCTCAACTGCCTCTAACTTAGGAGTTTTCTTCACACCATCAGTCTGAGCAACAGTAATCTTAGTATACCTATCAGTCTCTGGACGTTGCTGTGCAGCCTTTACAATTTGGATCTCGTCTTCGTTAATAATTCTTTCCGCACTAAAATTCAACTCCATAGTGTCTGCGTCAGGATCAAAAGCTATTTTAGTAACGACTCGATCAGGGGACTCATTGTTTGAAATGACGTATTTAATGTAGCTTTCAAACGGATGTACGTTCTTATCTCCTTTACCAAACAAAGACTTGGCAGGGATATTAAATTGATACACCTCACCACCTAACTCGTTCTCTAATAACAAAGACACACGACGTTGATACTTACACGCCCGGCTACCGTTTTCCCCAGACCCTTTAACATTCTGCGGACAGGTTGCACAATTTGCACTTTGTTTATCAGATGCTAATTCTTCAGGTTTATCTCCCAAGTTTGACCAACAGTTAGGCAGAGTAGCTTCTTTACTAGGATCAAATTTACTCTTGTAGAAAATGCGAGAGACCTTGGGTAATGCTCCAATAATTACAGCCTTGAACTCCCCTCGAACCGCAGAACCAATCTGCTCCCCGTTGATAATTTTTTTAAATGTACCATTGGTATTAGTTTGAATTCTTCTACTTTGATTTGAAGAAGTAGTAGTTAAAAATGATTTAGCAAGCTCACTAAGTTCTGAGTTGCCAGTGGTAACAGCTGTGTTTTTAAATATAGTTACGTCGTCGCTCACGCGTGTTCTCCTTTATTTAGATTTTGCTCTTCTTACTGTGATTGAAAATTGACTATCAGTTTGCAAACCAATAGGACATTTATCTGGATTTTCTTCCAGAAACTTTCGCATGTTAGTTTTGTGTATACGTTGCTCTAACAATGGGAATGCATCATTTTCTTTTATGAAATCGTACATGGACTCCCAATCAGAAGCCCAGTACCTAGTAGTTACACCTTTCATAATAGTTCCAGAATCAGTCCGAATAGACTGAGCGTTCTGGTCTTGCAACAACTCGAGCAACTTTGCACTAACTAAATCCAGTTGCTTTTTTAAACCTTCGAGTTCTTTTTTATGCTCTTCTCGTTTTGCGTCTAAAGCGTCTCGAATCTTAATGTATACAGAAGTTAATTTTTCTGTGTCCATTTCATCAATCTGCATTACACCTCCTTATTTATGTTTTGACTTTGTCCAACACTCCTATTCTAAAAGTTCTTGTCTATATAAGTCAATAACTTTATTGTGATTATCAATATTGTCCCTAAGCATTGAATATAAACGTTTTTCTACATCACTCCCAGATATATGAACTACATTCATAGCGTTATTCTGCCCAGGGCGGTCAATTCTAGCATTTGCTTGTAAGTACGTTTCAACACTTGTAACTGGTGCATACCAAATAATTGTATTAGCGGCAGTTAAAGTTAAACCGTGTGAAGCAGCTTGTGGTTGAATAATTAAAACCCTTGGATCTTCTTGAGTTTGAAATTGTTTGATTCTTTCTGAACGTTTATTTAAATTTACTTTGCCACTAATTATTTGAGACGTAATTTTTTTAGTGTCTAAGAAATCTTTTAATAAATCTATAGTGTGGGTAAATGGCACGAAAACAAGCACTTTGTGTGAAGCTTCTTCGATAACCTCAAGAATTGCGTTTAACCGTTTGGACACGTCGAACCGTATGGTTTCTTTAGTATCCGAGTAAACCGCACCACCGGATATCTGTAGCAGTTTGTTCAAATTAGTCGCAGCATTTACAGCTGTAATTTGTTCTCCCGCCGCTTCCATAGTCATTTGTTTCTTTAGCTTTTCATAATACTTTTTTTGCTGTGGAGTAAGTGGTGATTCTCTATCGAGGTATGTAACCTTCGGCAAGTCCAAACACTGATCTTTCTCAAATCGAATAGCGGGTTGAAGTAAATCATGCACTACCTCTTGTGCATTTCTTTTTGGTACCCATTTGAATTGAGATACTTTATACATAACAGAATCCCGGTAATGCCCGTAGAATTTAGGAGCCTTCTGAGGGTTGACTAGCTTTGCTAACCCATATGCATCCAAGGGTGATTGCGCCGCTGGAGTACCAGTGAGCATCCATAACCATCCTACTCGATCGGTAATTCTTTTAAGTATCTTCCATCTATTAGTCTGTGGGTTCTTGTAGGCATTAGCCTCATCGACAACAATTAAATCAAACCCCCCATTCTTTATTTCATCTTCAACAATCGCCACGCCGTCAAAATTAATGATGACAAACTCTGCCCCGGCAGCCAAGATTTTCTTTCTCACCTTGGCATCACCATGCGCTACGGAACACGAACGATGTGTAGCAAACTT